GTTTGACAAACTCTGCATCGTCGAGAATACGTCAGAAAATTTGGCAAATTTGTGCATTCTAGTCGGCAGCCAATGGGAAACCCATGGTGTTCGTTGCATTACATCTAAAATTTTCTCTGCTAATGCAAGACTATAGCAATCGCCAGAGTCAAACCACCTGAAGAACCTAGAATTCCCCAGGGCTTCTACCATATCGTCCGCCCACCCGTCACGCTTCCAATCTTTTCTGTTGAATTCCCGAGGCTTCTTGACATTGGAGAATCTGTAATTGCCGCCAACTGCGTAACAGTTCTCACAGGCTGGCACCAACCCGCCGCCTGCTGCCTGTGCGCCAGGACAGGTTTCAATGGCCTGTAGTGACCACGATAGCACGCCATCGAGTTTGGAAGTTTTGCTAAGCTTTATCATTTACTTTCTCCTCGCTGAACCCGGCAGCCGGGCCCATTCGCCGCCGAGCGGCAAGTTTAGTTTGGTCGTATCGTCGAGGCTGAATACGGAGGCGTCGCCAAGCGGCACCCAGCCGAGCGCATCGCTCCAGTAGAGCAATTCCGAATCATCGTCGTTGTGTCTGCTCACTTCGAGCGCGATAACGTAGTGGTCCATGCCGCGTGCTTTGCTTGTCTTGCTAAGTTTGACCATTTTTCCAATCCTTTTTTGAATGGGTTCAGAGTGTACCATAGGGCCCGCTGAAGAATCAACGGGCTTGAGCTACACTCTGTTATGCCTCGCAAAGGTAAACAGCCTCAGGGCTTTCCCATTCGAAGTAGCAGCCATGCCGATCCGCCAAGTCTTCAAGGCTCGGGGATATCCAAGGATAGTCGCCTCCCCAGTAATCGACCCACATGGGATCGGCGATCAAGTACTCGCCATCACGCTCGAAAACTTTGGGAGCATGTACCACCACACCACAACCCACGTCGCGCGGGCGTATGTTGCGAATTGCCTTTACTGCGCCTTTGATGCTCATCTTAACATTTCCTCGACAGATGGGCTTTCCTGCCCGATGTGTGTAATGTACAGAGGGCCAACCCACAATGCAATTAACATATTCTTAACACTTCTCTGTTTCCTTCCTATATATGCGCGTGGGCACCATACGGGCATTGTGTGCCTGTGGGGCATTGTGGGTACTTGTGTGGACTTGTGGGCACTTGAGTGCACTAGAGTGCACTTCAGGGCCTTGAGTGCACTTGAGTGCACTTGAGTGCACTTGAGGGCCTTGAGGGCAACCACATAGGCTCCCACACTTCACTTGTGTGCTCCCAGGTTTTCCTGTGTGTCCTCTCTATTACTGGAATGAAGTTCCCTAGTGTGCCCTAGTGTGCCCTTGTGTGCCCTAGTGTGCCCTTGTGTGCTGCCTGGGATGTTTACAGTGCTAACATTGGGTGCCCTTAGGTGCCCTTGGGTGCCCTTGTGTGGTCTCTTGTTGTGCTTAACAAATGGGGAAACACAAGGCCACCGGGGTGGGGGATTGACTAATGGAAATATTACTGTAGGCACCCAAGTTTACAAAAGTAGATTTTAGACCCTACAAAAAATTAACAAAAACAACCCCTTAAGTATACATATGTAAACCCTTGAAAAGTAAAGGGAAACTCAAGTACACCAAAGTGTTACAAAAGGTACACCAAAGGGGCCCTAAAAAAAACTGAAGAAAGTACTTGACTTTTGCTTAAAAATATGGTATAATAGGGATGTATTCTTGAGTAAAGAGAACCTTGAAGGTTAAATCTTAATGGTTTTATCCTTAACGGTCTCAAGAACACTTAAGTACACTATAGGAGACATGAGTGGATACCGACATCCCGCAGACTATTGCTAAAAAAAGGATAGGTAGGCCCCCTAAGGCTGTTGTAAAAAAGAAGAACCCCGTAGGGCGGCCCAAGGGTGATGCTTCGATCATCAATGAGTACAAGCAAAGGATGCTTGCCTCACCCAAGTCCCGTAAGGTTATTGATGCCATCTTTGATGCTGCACTTGACCCTGAACATAAGAACCAAGCGGCAGCTTGGAAGCTCCTGATGGACCGTATGCTTCCTGTATCTGCCTTTGAGCAGGAGGTACAGAAGAATGGTGGTAAGTCAGCGATCACAATCAATATCTCTGGGATTGGTAGTGCTTCTGTTGTCTCTGGCGATACTGTGGAGGGTTCCTCAGTTGCAGCAGAGGACGCAGAATATTACGAGTCTTAAGTTACCCCCTTATGTACCACCTGAGTGTCTTATGAAAGTATATCATGGTAGCCAAGCGTTGGTTAAGGTAGCTGAAAAGTTTAACCTAACCTGTATCCCAGAGGACATGGCTCAGTTAATCCTCCATGAGGGATTCTGTGAGGAGTTCTATGAGGATGACAAGGGCGTAAGAACAACGGGCGTAGGACAGACTGGGAAATATGCTTACCTTCCCTTCCCCATTGTGTATGAGATGTTCAAGGATAAGGCAATCCAACTGACCCCTGGGTACACCAATCTCCCTCCAGAAGTCCAAGCAGCCATCCTGAGTGCAACTTACAGGGGTGACTGGAAGCAGTCCAGGCGCACCAGAGCACTCTTTAACAAAGGCGAGTACCTTCTTGCCGCCAAGGAGTTCCTTAACAACGAGGAGTATCGCTCTAGGAAAGCCAAGGGTGATGATGGTGTAACCAAGAGAATGGAATTCGTCTCAAGAGCCATAGAGTCTTTAGCATGAACCTAAAATATTCAATCGGTAAGAACCTGAGTGCTGGTGAAGCGAATACCCTGTTCACGGTCCCAACGGGCTACCACGCTATTATAACTTACCTGCTGATCTCCAATGCAGGTGCTGGGTCTAAGACCGTAAGTGCGGCTTGGCACGATGGTGAAACCATAGTATTCCAAGGTTCCAAATCAGTAAACGGTGGTGAGTCCCTACAGTTTGGTAACCAAGCGGGTGTTTTCCTTGTCATGACTGACGGGGACTACCTGACCGTTACACCGGAGGCTGCATCAACCTTTACAGCCATTGTATCCTTTGAACTTAAGGAGCACCAAGGGAGTAACTTTAATCTTGGCTGAACTTAATGTAAAACTACTTGGGTGGCAGCAGGAAGTTTGGGCTAACAATGAACGTTTTCAGGTCATTGCAGCAGGCAGACGTTGTGGTAAGTCTCGCTACGCGGCATGGAGAATGATTGTAGCTGCCCTAAGCGACTCTCCGGGTGAGGTATGGTACATAGGTCTTACCCAAGGTAACGCAAGGGACATTATGTGGTCTTTGTTGCATGAGCTAGCAAGGCCAGTAATCAAGTCCTCCCATGTAAACAATCTTCAGATTACCTTAATCAATGGTGCCGTAATCTCCCTCAAGGGCTCAGACAGACCAGACACCATGAGGGGAGCTAGTTTGAAGCTGGCTGTACTTGATGAAGCAGCTTTTATGAAGTCCTCCGTATGGGAGGAGATCATAAGACCTGCCCTGGCTGACCAAAAGGGATCAGCAGTGTTCATTGGTACACCTGAAGGTAGAAACTGGTTCTATGATCTATTTGTGTACGCCAGAGACTCCGAGGACATCGACTGGGCCTCTTATCATTTCACTTCCTATGATAATGAGATGCTCGACCCACAAGAGATTGACAATGCAAAGAAGTCAATGTCAACACACATCTTCAACCAAGAGTTCATGGCCTCCTTTAACGCCAAGGAGTCTGAACTTTTTAAGGAGGACTGGCTCAAGTTCTCCGAGGAAGAGCCCAAGGGCAATGGGGACTACTATCTAGCTATTGACCTTGCTGGCTTTGAACAAGAGGGTGGTGGTAAAAAGAAGAAGCGTTTGGATAACTCAGCAATGTCCATTGTCAAAGTGTCTGATGATGGAACTTGGTGGGTCAAGGACATTAAGTTTGGCCGCTGGGGCTTTGATGAGACCGTAAGAAACATCTTCTGGGCAGTACAGAAGTACAAACCCATTGCGGTTGGCATTGAGAAAGGAATTGCCAAGCAAGCCATTATGTCCCCCTTAACTGACCTTATGAAGAAACACAATCTGTTCTTTAGAATAGAAGAACTGTCCCACGGCAACCAGAACAAGACCACTAGGGTTGTCCATGCCCTCCAAGGGCGCTTTGAGCACGGTAGGATCACCCTTAACACGGGTGAGTGGAATATTCAATTCATTGACGAACTAATGCAGTTCCCTTCAACTCTAACTCACGACGACCTGATAGACTCCCTTGCTTACATTGATCAATTGGCTAAAGTTTGTTATAACTATGACATTGAGATTGATGAGTGGCAGGAGTTTGATCAAGTTGCCGGATACTAAAAGGTAATAAATGGATAAGTTTAACGCTGAGACAGAAGAACTGCTTATTGAGCAGGACCTAGCTTCTTGGGTAGTTGATAAGTGCCAGCAATGGCGGGACCATTATGAGTCAAACTACCAAGAAAAGCATGAGGAATACTATAGGCTCTGGAGAGGACTCTGGGCTGAACAGGACAAAGAGCGTGAATCGGAGCGGTCAAGGCTGATTGCGCCTGCTCTTTCTCAGGCAGTCGAGAGTTCTGTGGCAGAACTTGAGGAAGCCACCTTTGGCCGTGGTCGTTGGTTTGACATTTCCGACGACATGATGGACAAAGATAGGCAGGACATTGCGTATCTCAGGAATAAGCTGTATGAGGACTTTGAGAAGACCAAAGTTCGCAAAGGAATCTCCGAGTGCCTGCTCAATGCTGCTGTCTTTGGCGTAGGCATCGCAGAGATCACGGTCAGTGAGGAGAAGGAAATGGCCCCTGCAAGCCAGCCTGTCATGGACGGGCAGCTTCAGGCTATTGGCGTAACTATCCAAGATCGCACCATAGTTAAACTTAGGCCCGTAATGCCACAAAACTTCCTCATTGATCCTGTGGCTACCTCCATTGAGGATGCCCTTGGGTGCGCTGTGGATGAGTTTGTATCAAGGCATCAAGTGGAACTATTGCAGGAACAGGGGGTGTACGATGATGTTTATATTCCTGATGCTTCTCCTGACTCCGATACGGAGCCGGATCAGGACTTGGTGGTCTACAGTGACGACAAAATACGCCTTTTGAAGTATTATGGCCTAGTTCCCACCAGTCTCCTAAAGGAAGCCGCTGAGGACGTAGACTCCAAAACCATGTACACCGAGGCGATTGTTGTAATTGCCAATGACGGAACCCTGCTCAAGGCAGAGGCAACGCCGTACATGATGGAGGATCGCCCTGTAATTGCCTTCCCTTGGGACGTAGTTCCTGGCCGCTTCTGGGGCCGTGGGGTCTGTGAGAAGGGATACAACAGCCAAAAGGCCCTCGATACCGAGCTGAGAGCGCGTATAGACGCTCTGGCGCTCACTGTACACCCTATGATGGCTATGGACGCCACAAGGCTCCCAAGGGGCTCTAAGCCCGAAATTAGGCCTGGTAAGATTATCCTCACCAATGGTAACCCAAATGAAGTCTTTGCTCCCTTTAACTTTGGCAGAGTGGATCAAGTCACCTTTGCCCAAGCAAGCTCC